CGTTTGGGTAGCAAAAAAGCCCGATATAATCGGGCTTTTCGTGAGACATCTTTTTTGTCTCCACATTATGGCGGAGATGGAGAGATTTGAACTCTTAACAAATGCAGTATTTAAGCCATAAAACGGCTTACTGTGTAAAATCTGTGCAATGTGTTGAAATTCTGTTGCTTTTAGTAGTTGTTTTCAAAGTATGTATTCAGCTTATTAAGTGCCTCTGTTTTGTGCTTTTGTGTAAGGTGAGTGTAGATGTCTGATGTAGTGGAATATTGAGCGTGACCTAAAATTTCCTGAACATCCTTTATGTTCAGATTAGCCTCAAAACAGATTGTAGCAAAGCCGTGTCGGGCAATGTGGGGAGTAAGCTCGGCAAGGCCTGTGGCAGTCTGATAGTCTTTCCAAAGTTTATCAAAGCGTGACTGTGTGTAATATTCGCAGTCACAATTAAAGACAATTTCATTTTTCTCGCCCTTGATTTTAAGTAACTCTGTTTCAAGACCTTTTGTAAGCAGTACATCACGCTTGCCTGCCTCTGTCTTCGGCTCTTTTATGTGTGGTGCATTGTTTACATGATACAATGACTTTGTGATATGTATTATATGGTTTTCAAAGTCTATGTCGCTCCATTTAAGAGCCAATGCCTCGCCTCGTCTGACACCTGTATTGAGAAAGAAAAACGCAAGCAATCCTCCCGGGGCAGAGATTGAATTTTTGATAATCTCGATTTCCTTGTATGTTGGGGCTCTGCGGTGCGTTCTTTTAAGATTCTTACTTATTTGTATGTATTGGCAAGGATTGCTTGTTATATATTCATTTTGTGCGGCATAGGTGAAAATAAGGCTAAGTACGGATGCGTATGCTTTAACGGTTTTATATGCCCAAGATTTAGGAAACTTTGCTATATAGCGGTTGATTTCACGAAGTCCGATGTTTGTTATAGGCTCATTGCCAAAATAGTCAACAGCCCGTTCTGCTCGTGGCTTGTATGCCTTGACAGAACCTTGGGCAAGAGCTTCAAACGCATGGGCTTCCCATTCTTCCACAACAGCCGAGAACGGCATACCTGACTTAGTTTGCTCACTTTCGGGATTATAAGCAAAAATTTTCTTTTCAAGTTCTTTTTCGGTTCTTGCTCTGAATATGTGTCTTTTGCCGTCATAGACGATTGATTTTTCATAAAGCCCGTCAGGCCTGCGGTAGTATTTTTGATTTGCAGATTTAGAACCGCACCAAGGGCAGAATTTAAAATCAGACTGCAAAGTCTTTTTGCATCTCTTGCATTTCATAAAAAACACCTCTGTATTCATTTTTTATTGACACAAAGGCTAATTTATCTTATAATAATTAAAGACTTTCCACAGTCTTGTATGGCCTTTGCGTCGTACACCGCTCTATCCTGTTGGCGCAGGGTAGGGCGGATTTTTTTATTCTAATAAATGTTACTGTAAAATCCTACGGCTTTAGTTGCTCTTTAATTTTAAGAGATTCACGATACTGTTCAGCCGGAGCAAGTCGAGTAAATTCTACCGTTTTATCGTAATTCTTTTTTACAACTTCTTCTATTTCATCAAGAGTAACATTAAAGAACTCTCGTCTTGTGTTAATCATATTGACTTTTCTATTCTCAAAGGCTTTATGTAAAGCTGCTTCAAGTGAAGGAGCATCGTCGGAAAAAATCATTGCGTGAACATCAAAGTTAAACGGAACAGAAGCGTCCCCAAGCTCATCAACTCGATCCATTGGTTCAAGTCTGCGTGTCATTCCGATTTTATATACATTTTCACCAAATGAACCAACATTTGAAATAATATAAACATAGCCAGCTCTCGCATTTGCTGCTCTATAATCAATATCTTTCATAGATTTATCTATTTCGGAGAGTTCATTAACAATTTGTTCTTTTTTCTTGAGTAATTCAACTCTATCTGCTTCATTTGCAGTTTCAATTTGTTGCTCAATATGTGATAAAGCATTCTGATAATGCGATTGCTCTTTTGCTATCTTTTTACGAGTTTCCTCAATTTCCTTTTGAAGTTTTGCTTCTTCACGCATTCGGGCTCTTATTTCCTTTTGTTCTTCCTTTTCGTCTTGCTTTTTCTTTTTGTATTCAAGTGATAAGCAAAGTTCTTCGTACTTGGCATTAAAATATTGAGTAGTTATTGCAATTCCCATAATGTTGCCAAGTTTTGAAATTGCTTCACAGGAACTACGCATCCTTTTTAATGCCGTATCAAAAGTATTGTACTTAACTTTATCAATAAGTTCATCACATTCACTATTGAATGCTCTAAGCAAAAGTTTTTGCATATCTTTAACCATTTTTTTGCCCTGACTTTTACTTCCATTTACCGTCCAATTAGTGTTACCGGTAACAGCTTGACCATTTTTTATAAGAACTTTTTGAGTATTTCGAATTTGTGATAATCTGTTTTTATACAATTCTGAAGAAGCAAAGTCGTATTTAGGAGTATAAAGTCCGAAACTTTGTAACTCAATTTGTTCATCCATACAGATTATTTGAGATTGTTTGTTATTTATAGTGTTATTTAAACCGATAATTTTGTTGTTTAAATTATTGATCTCGTTATTTTTTTGCCCAATAACTGCATTTAAGTTATTAATATCATTTTGCAATTTCTGTGTGAGCATAAGTAAATTTTGGGCATTATACATTTCAGGAGTAAATGTGCTTCTAAGCTGATTAAGTTCAGCTTGTAAGCGTTCTACTTCTGACTTATATTGATTACCCTTAAAGGTATCAAGAAATCCCATATCAATTCTCCTTATCAAATAGCATTAGCCTCGAGCTCGTTATGTACAACAGGCTCATAATCATAAAAATGCTCGGATGTAATGTGCTTTAATTCGTGCTTAGCGGCTTTCTGTTGAGTATCATAGCTAAGCAGAATATTAATATATACATTGTAATTGCCGTCCTCATCTAAGACCGTTACGCCTCGTACGGTCAGCGGCAATTCTAAACCTCTAATAAAAATTTCTCCCAAAGCTATTCATCCTTTTTTAATGCTTCAATAATTCTGACTGCTTTTTCCACATCTTCTTTTGTAGCACCCTTAGTAAGACTAAATAACATTCTTAGTTCACTTCTGTTCTTGAGCTCCTCGAGGTATTCTTGGAGTTCTGAATTTAATTCGGCGGAGGTCTTTGAATCTGTGAGTGTGTTCATATCTACATTGAAATAGTCAGCTATAGCTTCTAAAGTTTCAAGATTAGGTTCTCTTGTGCCATTCTCATACATACTAATAGAACTTTTAGAACAACCTAAATGCTTTGCAAGTTCTTCTTGACTTAGATTTGCTTTTAATCTCAACTGTTTAAGTACATCGGAGAACATTTAATCACCTCTTGTGTTTTGTTTACTACATAATATCACGGATTGTGAAAAAAATCAAGTAAAAAATTTCACAAAATGTGTTGACATTTTTAAAATGCTGTGTTAATATAATGGTACACGATATGTGAACTCACTTAAGGAGGTGATAAAATGAATGCAGAAGTCATTGGCGAGAAAATTAAAAACTTAAGAGAAAAAAATAATATCTCAAGAGAAAACTTTGCAAATGCCGTAGAAATCAGTCAATCTGCTCTTTCTATGTACGAAAACGGACAGCGTATTCCTCGTGACGAAGTTAAGTTAAGAATTGCAAGATTTTTCAACACCTCAATAGAGGAACTTTTTTTTACAAATTAAGTACACGAAACGTGAACTAAATGTTTATCTTACAATTCAGTATAGCAAATCAGCTGTACAATAAGCCGGACTTTGCCGTACAGCAGAAAACAGCGTGAGGAGGTGAGGAGATGCGGAACGATACTCTATCAATCATATTAGCTGTATTATCGATAGTATTGCTGATATGTTGCACGATCGTTCAAAATATTACTCAGAACACAATTAATAAACAAAAGGATACTATAGCCATTATGCAGGATACTATAGCCATTATGCAGGACACTATAGACACTCAAAAAGGCACTATAGCTACTATGCAGGAAATTATAGATATTCTTGAAGAAAGCAGGTGAAGAAAAGATGGAAGTAATAATAATTTTAGGACTGCTAATGCTATTCACAGCTTTTGTTTCAGCAGTATTAGCAATAAAAATAGTAGCCGCCCATTTGTATAAAACAATAGACAGCTACCTTGATAAGCACGACGCTCAAATTATGGATCTGATTAAGTGGGCAAAGGACGAAGACAAACATCAATGAATGCTTGTCCAAATTAAACGAAATTCTATGGCAAAATAGCAGTAGGAGGTGAGAAGATGAACGAGCTTGAATATGAAAAAAAGCAACACCACTATTGGCATACAGCATTTTGCATAGCAGTGTCGCTTTTGTCTGCAACTTGGGCAGGTATTATATTTTGGGTTTTAGTTCCGTAGGGAAGGTGAAAAAATGTGTTTGAAATATATTTATTAGGAATTATCGGGATTGCACTTGAAATAACTGCTTTGGTCTATACATTTGCATACAAAAATTCAAAGTATGTCATATCAATGTTAATGCACATACTTGGAACAGTTTGCTGCTTATTGCATTTGTGCTTTATTCTACTTTTCTGGGGACTCTAACACTATATTTCTTAGCAATAATCTTTACAAAATCTTCTAAAGTTTCTCTTGTTTCATCGTAACAAAGATTAGCTATGCCGTTATTTATGCTGTCAATATAATTCCATTCTGATTCATCAATGTATAAATATATTTCCGTGGCACATTTACCAAAATCTGTTTTTGAAGTGTTGTTGTGGTGATACACAACGGCACCTGCACTTGCTATATATGATTCTATAACTTCGGTTCTATGCTTGACATAGAATTCATTGTTTTCTTTTACATTTTCCGAACGCATTGTCAACTCTTTTTCCTTAATTGAGTAATGACCGTTTATTATAGCGGTAACTATCGGAGAAACAATGGAAAGCAAGAGTGCCGAGATAGAAACAATTAGAGCAATGGTACTATCCAATCTTTACACCTCCTTTCGTGTTTAAATCATAGCACTAAAAGAGGTATAAAGCAATTAAATAAAAAAAGAGGTGAGAAGATGAAAAAAGAAGACAGAGATAAGGTTATAAATGCTTTATCAGAATTTGTTGTAAGGGTAGCAAAAGGAGAAGCGACCTCTACAGCAGAAGTTGCTGTTCTGCCTGAGGTCGCCAAGGTTTTGTTAGTCTTTGAGGGCTGAGTTTTGAAGTGCTTCATTTATGCCTTTAAAGAGTTCAGTATAGAATTTAGCCACTTCTTCGCCGTTCTCACCGCAGGGAGACATATCAGAACTGTTAGCCTTTGCGACTGCAATTTCTTTGGCATACAATGCCGCAATTTTTGCAATTGAGTCTTCTCTCATAATTACACCTCACTTTCATTATATAGCGTAATGAACTGCCGTTCATTACTACATATAGTATACCATAGAAAGTTGGTGAAATCAATGCACATCAATGAATTTGCTGAAATATTGCTCAAAAGCAGAAAACAGAAAGGCTTTTCGCAAAGCGAACTCGCTAAAAAAGCAGGCTTTACAAAAAGAGCTATCCAATACTGGGAGAAAGGAGAAAAAAGCATTTCACTTGAAAACGCTGATAAGTTGTTTAAGGCGTTAGGCGTACAGATTACTATTGGAACTCAATAACAACTCACTATCGAGTTTAATTTTAAGGAGGAAACAAAATGGCAAGTTTAAAACTCATTGACACCAAGGATAAATTCCTGCTTGAGATTGACGGCAAGGAAATCCCGTATGTTACAAGCTATCAGATTACCCGAACAGTAGGCGACGTGGTACTGCTCAAGCTGGCACTCAGCGTTGCAAATGTGGAAAAGGTTGAAATCGTATCAGACAAAATTACAGAGGAGAGCAGGAGGGAATGACATGGCAAGAGAAAAGCCGTTATTTCGAGACAACCTCGACAGGTTAGACATTGCGTTTCCGGATAAGGAAGTTTTGCAGTATCGGGACATCGCAAAGTATCTCGGAAAAAGTTGCGTTACTGTTAAGCGACACTTTCAAAAAGACTATAACAAGAAACTCGGCGGTATAAGCAAGGCAGTCCTTGCAAGTATTTTGAGTTGATTAAAGGAGAAGAATTACAATGGCACTCAGACACATTAAAACAAAACGCAGTCTTAAGGACGAGAACAAGCACTTACATAGCTTGGTTAAGCACCTACAGATTGAGCTTGAGAACGCAAGGCTTGACCTTTGCATTAAGAATGACGCAATCAACGGTTACAAAAGCGAAAACGCAAGGCTTAGACAACGCATTAACAGTATGTATGCGTATGATGTTTTTGGGGAGGAGGTGTAACAGATGACAAAAAAAGTAAAATCCAAAGTGCTTGAAATAATGGCACTTGCACTCGAATTTAACGGCAGAAGTACAAAGTGTGAGTGCACTGGTAGCAAGCCGACAATATTTGTTAATTTTAGCGGTCATACATGCGAGTTAGATTTTAATATCTACACACAGGGGTGGACTTTTCACAATACAAATGCAAGAGAGATTAGAGATATAATTTATCTCGACCGTACATCGACATTAAAAGAGCTCAACAAAACATTAAAAACGCTTAAAGCTGTTATCGCAGAATACGAAGAAAGAGAAAACCGCTGAAACTCTCGCACAGTTCCAGCGGTTCAAAAGGATATATAAAATTAATATCAATTTTATTATATCCTCAAATCAAATAAAAATCAAGAGGGAGATAAGATGATTACCTGCAATCAATTCTGCAATACATTTGCGGTAAGCATTGACAGTGCTGTATTTGAGGAAGTAAAACGGAGGGCAGAGCGTAAGCGTAATTACATAATAAGCCGTTTTGGTGACGGCAACGGTGCAAGACTTACAGAAAAGTATATGCTTGAGCTTATGCGTGATGAGCTTTGCTCATTTACCTTAGAGCAGTCAACAAGGCTTGCTGTGGGAGGTGTTTAAGAGTGTGTTACGGTTTAGCTCCAAATGCACCTATACCGCAAAAGAAAGGTGAATGTGCTTGCTGCGGTTACGAACTCAGAGAAGATTATACATATTTTGAGGACAGCGAGTGCAACAAATTTTGTAGTAAAGACTGCGCAGCAGAATTTCATAAAATCACAGAAAAGGAGTGGCAGTGATGAACGAACAGTCACAGCTTATTGTAGTTAAGCAAATACCGATTATTATTGAAAAACTTGAGTCTGTTAAATCTGAAATTGAGCACAAGGTAAATGTTGCTTGCTCAATGGTTTGCACAGATGAGAACTACAAAGAAATCAAAAAAATTCGTTCGGCTCTCAACAAAGAGCTTGCCGAGTTTGAAAGTCAGAGAAAAGCCGTTAAGTCCGAGGTAATGACACCGTACGAGCATTTTGAAAGCGTGTATAAGGAGTGTATTTCCACACCTTATAAAAAAGCTGATTCAGCATTAAAGAGCAAGATTGAGGCTATCGAGCAAGGGCTTAAACAGGAAAAGCACGATAAATCAAAAGCGTATTTTAACGAGTACGCCCAAACGCTCGGCATTGATTTTGTAAAGTACGAGCAAGTCGGCTTGAGCATTACGATGACGGTTACGCTTAAAAAGCTCAGAGAAACAATCAAGGCTTTTCTTGACAAGGTTATGGACGACATAAAGCTCATTGCAGTGCAGGAGCATAAAGACGAAATTCTGTACGAGTACAAGCAAACTTTGAATGTATCTGCTGCAATAACTTCCGTAACCGAAAGATACAAGGCTATTGAAGCCGAAAGAGCAAGGGCAGAAGCTGAAAAAACAGAGCGTGAGAAAGCAGAACTTAACGAGCAAGCAACATTGAACGAATATGAACCGTTCGAGGCAAATGTTGCAGTAGAAGTAGCTCCACCGGAAGAAAAACCACATATTAATCAAACCGATGAAAAAGTATTTTCTCTTACATTTACAGTATATGGTACTAAAACGCAGCTTAAAGATTTTGCAATAGCAGTTAAAAAGTTAATCAACGAAAGGGGATTAAGATATGAGTAATTATAACATTCAGAATCAGATTCAGCAGAGAAAACCAAAATTTTCAGCCATGCTCCAGACAGTGGCTTTTCAGAAAAGCCTTTCAAATTCAATGAAAGACCCGAAGGAAATCCAAAAGTTTACGGCGGCTATCACATCTGTGGTAAGCACTAACCCAGCACTCGAAGAATGTGATGCTGGAACAATTCTTTCAGCGGCACTTTGCGGACATTCGCTCGGGTTGCCACCATCACCACAGCTCGGACAGTATTACATGGTTCCGTTTAAGGACCGTAAGAACAATCGTACAACAGCAACATTCGTTCTCGGTTATCGTGGCTATATTCAGCTTGCTATCCGTTCAGGACAGTATAAGAGACTTAATGTGGTGGAAATCAAAGAGGGAGAACTTCACAATTGGGATCCGCTTACAGAAGAAATTACAATCAAAATGATTGAAGATGAAACAGAGCGTGAAACAGCTGAAACAATCGGATACTATGCTTATTTTCGCTATGTAAACGGCTTTGAGAAAGCTCTTTACTGGAGTAAGGATAAGATGAAACAGCACGCAATGAAGTATTCAGCCGGATATGCAAATGATATCAAGAAGGGTACAAGCTATACATTTTGGGCAAAGGATTTTGATGCAATGGCTAAAAAGACGATGCTTAGACAGCTTATCAGCAAATGGGGCGTTATGAGTGTTGAAATGCAGACAGCGTATGAATCTGACAATCATATTATCAATGCCGACGGTACTCCAGATTACGAAACAAATACAATGATTGATGCAGATGTACCTTCTGATGTAACATTACCAGAACCATCTGAACAGCAGACCGATGATGAAGCTTTCTCAATTGATGATCTTGCAGAGTGAGCAAGATGATTGATTTAGATATTATTAGTACAGGCTCTAAAGGCAACGCAGTCTTTCTTGGTGGTCAGACCTTAATTGATTGCGGAGTGCCTTTTAGCAAACTTGTTGATGCGAAAGTTGTTGATAAGATTAAGTATATTTTCCTAACTCATCAACACAGAGATCATTGCAATATTGCAACCATTAAGAGACTTATTAACGAACACCCCCTAATTAAGATAATCTACCCAAATTATCTGTGCAGACATTTTAGTGATTTTGAAATCCCCTTTCTGATAAAAAGTTCGTGTATAGTTACTGAGAGCAAATGGTACACAATAGGCAATATTACATTTTCAGCTTTTCCGTTAAGACACGATGTGCCTAATGTAGGCTGGAAGCTCTACTTTCGCACTCAACAGGGGATATATAAAGTCATATATGCTACCGATACTGCGGATATATCTCATATCGTAGCTAAAAATTATGACTTGTATCTTATCGAGGCTAATTTCACTCAAGATGAAATTATTAATCGAATAAAAGATAAGAGAATGAATGGTCAATATGTGTACGAGGAGAGAGTTCTTCGTACACATTTGAGCAAAGAAAAATGCGATGAATGGTTGTATCAGAACATGGGTGTCAACAGTGCTTATGTTTATATGCACCAACATGAGGTCTTATTATGATTACATCAGCAAATATAGTGGCATATGACGGCTACAACTTAATAGTAAGACCTCGTGACCGCATTGGCAGAGAACTTTCACAAAAACAGGTCAACGAGGTTGAAATAAGAATAGTTGACGGTAGAGAAATATCTGCCGAACAACGAAGAAAAATATACGCAGTAATCAGAGATATTGCATTCTGGTGTGGTGATAATCCGGAATGGATAAAGGAATACTTCAAATTTAACTTTTGTGGTGAGTTTGGAATAAAGTATTTCTCCTTGGCAGACTGCGAAAAAAGCGTAGCAAGGGATTTCATAAGCTATCTGATAGACTTTTGTTTTTATCAGAACATCGGTACAAGAGATACCTTGCTTAATGTTACAGATGATATTGGTAGATATTTATATAGCTGTCTTGAAAATCGTAAGTGTGCGATATGCAATGCTCCCGGCGAAATTCATCATGTTGATAGAGTTGGGATGGGCCGAGACAGGGAACAGATAGTTCATATAGGACTTAGAGCCATCTGCCTTTGCAGAAAACATCACGATGAAGCACATTGGCATGAAAAAGAACTGTTTGAAAAGTATAAAATCTATGGCATAGAACTCGACGAGTATCTCTGTAAAAAACTCAAACTCAATACAAAGGAGTGATGTAGTGAATGGCTGGACAACCAAAGCAAGGTTTAGACTTTGCCGCTTGGGATGTTCACATTTTCGATGACGATGAGAGATTTGATGTGCTTATCGATGCACAGGGATGGAGCGGCTTTGGCGTGTTCTTCTATATTTGCACGAAAGCATATGCCACTAATGGTTATTACTATGAGTGGCGAGAAAAAACCAGTGCGGCCGCAATAGCGAAACGAATGAGCGGTGGAATTAAATCAGATACGGTAAAACAGGTAGTACAGCTTTGCTTACAAATTGGGCTGTTTGACAACGGGCTGTTTGATAGGGAGAGAATACTGACAAACAAAATGATGCAAGAACGGTATATGTACGCTATTGAGAAACGCTCTAAGCGAGGTCGCACAATTAATAAAGATTACTGGCTTTTGAAAGAAGATGAAACAAAGGCTTATATAATTGTACCCGAAAATGAGCATAATCTCTCCGAAAATGGGAATAATCTCGCCGAGAATGACATAAAGAAAAGTAAAGTAAAGGAAAGTAAAGAAAAAGAAAAGAAAAGCGATGTTTTTATTTCTTTATTGTTAAAAGAAGAAAGCACTTATCAAGTGACATTTTCTCAGCTGAATAATTTTAAAAATATTTACACATTGATTGATGTTGAAAACGAACTCGTAAAGATGTCTAAGTATTTTGAGCTGCACCCCGACAGCAGAAAAACACTTGATGATATCGAGAATTATATAAACCGTTGGTTATTAAAGAGGAGTGATGAAGTTGACAGCATACGAAAGAATAATTCAAAAGTACCTGCCAAAAGACCGAGCACAGGAGCGTTTAACACAGGCGAGGTTGTACTCTGAGCTTACGGCAGAGGAAAAGGCACAGCGAGAGGCGGATATTTTTAATGCGCAAACAGGCAGGCTGACAGGCTATGACTGCGATAAATGCAAAAACAAGGGTACGATATACAGCACAGTAAAAAGGGATTTTTGCGGTACAGAAACCTTTGAGGTGGTTAGCCGACCCTGCGAGTGCTTAAAGGTGAGAGCAGAGATTAGAAGAATTAAGAAAAGCGGACTTTCAAAGCTTATTGAGAGATATAACTTTGACACATATCTTGTAAAAAATGATTGGCAAGGTTACATAAAGAAATGTGCTGTTGACTACGCCAAAAAGCCGATTGATTGGTTTTACATTGGCGGTCAGTCAGGCTGTGGCAAAACACATATATGTACAGCTATTGTCGGTTATTTGTTAAAACAAGGCAAATCAGCAAGGTATATGCTGTGGGGAGATGATATAACAGCAATCAAGCAAGCAGTGACTGTTTCCGAACAGTACGAAAAACTTATGAGCAATGTAAAAAATGCCGGTGTGCTGTATATTGACGATTTTTTCAAAACACGCAGCGGCGAGGGAATAAGCAACGCCGATGTGAATACAACCTTTAAAATCATAAACCACCGCTACAACGAGCAGCTGCCAACAGTGATAAGCTCCGAGCTTTCCATAAACGAAATTGCGACAATTGACGAAGCATTAGGCAGCCGCATAGCCGAAATGACAAGAACGCATAAGATTTACATTTCAAAGGATAAAAGCAAAAATCAGAGGTTTTACTATGGATAAATCAGTAACAGAATTTTTTATGAAAATGGAAAAAGTACCGACTGTAACGGCTCAGGAACGCAGAGTGAGGTTTGTTAAGGGGAAGCCGATATTTTACGATTCACCGAGGATAAAATTGGCTAAGGCTTTACTTATAGCTCATCTAAAACAGCATAGACCGCCAAAGCCGTATGATAGCGGTGTAAGGCTGAGGGTAAGCTGGCTTTTTCCAAAGGGCAGACACAAAGACGGTGAGTATCGTATTACAAAGCCTGACACAGATAACCTACAAAAAATGCTCAAGGACTGTATGACGCTCTGCGGATTTTGGACAGATGACGCACTTGTCGCAAGTGAGATATGCGAAAAGTTTTGGGCAGAAGTATCGGGTATTTACATAAGGATTGAGGAACTGTGAATATTTCGGAAGTTAAACGAAACCTTGAACGAAAGGTGCTTTACAACGGTGCAAAATACATTCTGACGGGCTGTATCATCAGACGATGCATAACAGGTCAATTTTATTATCAGGCTGAAATAAAGGATTTAAACGCTAATTCTGCATTGTTGTATTGCAGACTTGAAGATTTGGAGGAGATGAAATAAATGTATTCAGCTATATGTCAAATATGTGGTAACGAATTTACAGCAATAGCAAAAACAACAAAATATTGTTCAGCTTGTGTCAGTAAAGCCAAAGCCGAGGCGGCGCTACACAGAAAAGAGCAGTTAAACAGACCGCCGACAACCGATACAGAATTTTTAATATACAACAGATGAATTGTTGAAGTGAGGTGTGAACACAATGACAAACTTTGAAAAAATCAAATCAATGAGTATCGACGAAATGGCTGATAGCCCTATGACGATTTTTGCCTGCCCATACGGAACATCACACGCCAGCGGTTCTATGGAAAAGCAATTCAGCGACAGCTGTTTCGATGATGATTGCACCGCTTGCATAAAACATTGGCTTGAAAGTGAGGCACTTGAAAGTGAGGCAGAAGAATGACTGCAAAAGAAATCAAAGACATAAACCGAGAAATTACGAGGTTAAAAGCTAAGATTGCACGCATAGCCGCCGAGGCTGACAATACATCGCCTAAGCTGTCGGATTTACCGAGTGCAGGTCAAACATCTGACAAGGTCGGCAATGCGGTGGTGCAGATTGCAGATATTCAGAGGGAGATACAAAACCTTGAAATCCGCCGAAACGCAGCGCTCAACAGCCTCTCCCGTGACGATTTTGTGGAGAACTGCTTGTTTATGCACCTTAGTTTGAGATACAGCTGGGCGAAGATAGCAGTTGATACAGGCGGAATAAATACACCGGATAACATAAGGAAAATGTGTAATCGTTATCATTGGTAATTTGTCCGTTTTTCCGTTCTAAGGGTGATATAATATAAAATGAAGAAATTGATAATAAGAGACATTTTGTAGTTCTCCTTTTTCAAAAATAACGGCAGACCGCTCTCACTTGAGGGCGGTTTTGCTTTTGCTGATTTTTACATAAAGAGAGGTGGTGACGGTGGCAAAAGGAAAGTATGAAAAATGGCTTAAAGAAGAAAATTTATTACTGCTTGAGGGTTGGGCAAGGGACGGCTTGACCGATGAGCAGATAGCTAAGAATATAGGAATTACAGTATCAACATTTTATGAGTGGAAGAAAAAGTATTCGGAGATTTCGGAGTCCTTAAAAAAGGGCAAAGAGGTTGTGGACTATGAAGTTGAAAATGCGTTGTTATCCTCTGCTCTTGGGGGCAACACAACGGCACAAATATTTTGGCTGAAAAACCGCCGCCCCGACAAGTGGCGTGATAAGCAAAAAGAGGAAACCGACAAGACCGCACTTGACAAGCTCGACAGCATTTTGAAAGAAATCAAAGATGACGCAGAAAGGAGCACAAACAATGCCGTACACGATTAAACAAAAAGAATATATCGCAAACGCTACACATCGTTGGAACATAAAAAGCGGTGCGGTGCGTTCGGGCAAAAGTTTTGTTGATGTCACCTGTATTGTGCCTATGCGTATTCGAGAGCGAATCGGTAAGGACGGTTTGTGCTTTATCATAGGCGTGTCAAAAGAAACCATTGAGCGAAATGTACTGCAGCCTATGCGAGAGCGTTACACCTCTGATGTTGTCGGTACGATTAACAGCCGAAACATTGCAAAGGTGTGCGGTGAAGATGTGTACTGTTTGGGTGCGGAAAAGGTCAGTCAGGTTGCTAAAATTCAGGGTGCGTCGGCAAAATATATTTACGGTGATGAGGTTGCAAAGTGGAACGAAGATGTTTTCAATATGCTTAAATCCCGACTTGACAAGCCTTATTCGTGCTTTGACGGCAGTTTAAACCCTGAACACCCAACTCATTGGCTCAAGAAATTCATTGACAGCGACGCAGATATTTATTTGCAGGAATACACGATTTTCGATAATAAATTCTTATCCGAGGAGTTTGTGAAGAACCTTTGCAATGAATATGAGGGCACTATTTTCTATGACCGTCTTATTCTCGGCAAGTGGGTGCGTGCCGAGGGGGCTATTTACCGCCGATTTGCCGATAATCCCAAAAAATTTTACTGTCAAATTACCGACAAAATCAATACGGATTTACCGTACAGGCAGTTTTTGAAGTCGGAACTTGAAGAAGTGACAATCGGCATTGACTTTGGCGGCAATAAATCGGGCCACGCATTTGTGGCGACGGCAAAGGCAAGAGGCTACAATAATTTAATAGCGTTGAAAAGCGAACGACACTTCGGTGAATACGACGGAAACGATATTGACAGGCTGGCAATTAATTTTGCACAGTCTGTTTTTGATTTATGCGGTGTTGTGGACTTTGTGTATTGGGATAATGCCGAAACTGTACTCGGTCGAGGAATTAAAAGAGCGTTTGAGGAGCATTTTCCAAATACGATAGTCAGACCAGCACGCAAATGTCCTGTACAAGACCGTATTCAATGCACCTTGCGGCTTATGGGTGCAGGCAGGTTCTTTTACACTGACGGCTGCGACACGCTGAAAACGGCTCTTTGTGAGGCTGTTTGGAACGATAAAAAACTTGTTGACGAAAGACTTGACGATGGCTCAACCGACATCGACAGCCTTGACGGTTTTGAATACACATTTGAACGGGATATGAAAAGATTTATAAGGGCGGTGTAATATGCAATTTTTAAACTATCTGAAAGGAGTGTGGCAGAGGTTGTTTCCGCTGAAAGATATTAAGCAGGCACTTGGCATTAAGCCTGCAATTACAGACGATATGCTCTCAAGTATTGAGCTTTGGCAAAACTGCTTTTCGGGCAATGCCCCTTGGCTTAATGACGATGTAATAAGCCTTAGACTTGAGCAGTCAATCACAAGGGAGTTTGCAAACATCACGCTTAACGAAATGACCGCAAGCGTAAGCAATGACAAATTGCAGAAAATCTTTGAAACCGCAACGGAAGACCTTAACTCCGAATTGCAGTCGGGACTTGCAACAGGCGCAATGGTGATTAAACCGTTAGGCGGCGACAAGGTGCAGTATATTTCCGCAAATGCCTTTGTGCCGATTGAATTTGACGCAAGGCATAGGCTTGTAAAAGTCATCTTTCCTGAATTTAAAAAGATCGGCGACAACTATTACACAAGGCTTGAGTATCACAGCCTTGATACCGAAAAGGGATTGACAATTACCAACACTGCTTATGTGTCTGCAAGTGAGGGGCAACTTGGAAGAGAAATTCCGCTTGCGGCAGTTGACGAGTGGGCAAGCCTGCCGAATGCTGTTACATACCCTGCAATGCTCCGCCCTGCTTTCGGTTATTTTCGTACACCGATTAAAAACACGATTGACGGCTCATCTTGCGGTGTTTCTGTCTACGCAAATGACATAAATCTTATTCGTAAAATAGACACACAATTTGGCAGACTTGATTGGGAGTTTGAGAGCGGCGAAAGGGCAATACATGTTGATGCCACAGCTTTCAAGAAAGAGGGTACTGAAAAACTCAACAAAAGACTTTACAAAGCTGTAGATGTTGACCTCGGAGATAATGAATTGTTCAAAGATTTTTCTCCTGCAATTCGTCAATCTGATATTACCGACGGGCTAAATACATATCTTCGCAGACTTGAATTTTCGGTCGGTCTTGCATATGGCGACCTATCCGACCCCGACACTGTCGCAAAGACGGCTACGGAGATATTATCGGCTAAGAACCGAAAGTACAACACTGTATCGGCAATTCAGAAACAGCTTAAATATTGTCTTGACGATTTGGTGTATGCTCTCGCCTTTTACAATTCGCTGACAACAAGCGGTTACACATTCGTTTGTGACTTTAAGGACAGTATTCTCACCGATGAACAGACCGAACGCACACAGGATATTCAGGACTTGAGTCTTGGAATTATGCGACCTGATGAGTATCGTATGAAATGGTACGGAGAGGACGAAAAGACAGCAAAAAAGAACCTGCCGCAGTCCTCGGAGGTTGTTGACTGATGTTTACGCCTGAGATTATGGAGGCAATCCCCACAGCGCTCGAACAGATTTTTGACAGCCTGCAAATGAGCATAATGGCTGACATTGTGCGAATGTTGGTGCTTGCACAAGAGCTTACACCGACAAGCGTTTACAAAATCGGCAGACTTTACAAGCTCGGTAAGAGTAAATCAGCAATCAAAAGCATAGTGCAAAATACACTTGATTTAAGCAATAGTGAGATTAAAAACATCTTTTCGGGTGTTATAGAAAGCGGCTATAACGAGGCTGAGAGCGTTTTTAAAGAGCAGGGCAAGGAGTTTATACCCTATGCCGAAAATGAACCGTTACAGCAATTTGTGAGGGCGGTGCAGGCACAGACACAGGGCGAGTGCAAGAACATAACGCAGTCAATGGGTTTTGCCAAGCGACAGCCTGACGGCAGCTTAGGATTTACTCCTGCCGCCGATTACTACCAAGAAACTCTTGATAAAGCCGTCACGGAAATTGCAAGCGGTGCGAGTGATTATAATACCGTACTCGAAAAAACCGTAACCGAAATGACAAACAGCGGATTGCGTACGGTTGACTATGCAAGCGGTCACAGCAACAGAGTTACCGTTGCGGCAAGGCGTGCGGTGTCAACAGGACTGAATCAGGTTGTGGGCAAAATCAACGAGGAAAACGCCGAAAAACTCGGCACAAATTACTTTGAGGTATCGTGGCACAGCGGAGCAAGGCCGAGCCATCAGGTGTGGCAAGGCAGAGTGTACAGTAAGGAAGAACTCGAGAGCGTGTGCGGACTTGGCACGGTAACAGGACTTTGCGGCGCAAACTGCTATCACTCATATTCGCCTTTCACTCCCGGCATAACTCCACGCACATACACAGATGAACAGCTCGACAAGATGAACGCAGAGGAAAACAAGCCTGTAGAATACAACGGCAAGACATACACAAAGTACGAGGCAACCCAAAGACAGCGCAGACTTGAAACCACAATGCGGGCACAAAGGCAGAAAATAAAATTGCTTGAAGAAGGCGGGGCTGACGAGCAAGCAATAATTAACGCTCGTGCAAGATATGTAAAAACTTCCGATGAATATGTGAACTTCTCAAAAAGCGTCGGACTTTCTCAACAATGGGACAGGGTAACGGTTGGCGGCAGCAGCGTTGAGGGTATTACAAAGCCTAAAAAAGCCAGTTCACCGATAGGCGGAATAAAAACTACTTCTTTGCCGATTAAAAACACAGAAAATCATACCTTTAAAGGTAAATTCGGTGTTGAAAAATCGGGCGGTAGTGGTATAATAAAAGAGGAAAATAAAAAGCCTATTACGCCAATAACAGATAAAGCTATCGAGCGAGTGCCGAAAGTTGATATTGACGGATATTCTGAAGAACAAAGGGTTGAAATTCAAAAACAACATAAGGAGCTTTTGAAATTTTCAAAAGAACAAAATGACAATAAAGAAGTTGCATTTGTTTTTCGCGACGGATTGGTTGACTATAAACCATTTACAGGTTCTGATGAAAAAATTGACTTTGGCACATACTTGGAGACAAAAGGAAAAAATTTAACTATTTTACATAATCATCCGAGAAACAGTAGTTATTCTATGAACGATTTGGATGTATTTGCAAATAAAAATGTTAGAACAATTACTATTGTAAAAAACAACGGCACAGTTGAATATTTAACTAAAACCGATGATTTTGACAACAATAGATTTGCTCTTGAGTGTAATAGATTGTATAAGAAGATAGTGGTTAAGGAAACCGATGAGGAAAAAGATAGATTTGTTAAAACTTTGCTAAATAAATCAAAAGCTGGGGTGATTTGGAGTGGAAGAAAATAAATCAAGAAACGCAATTATCGACGGACCTATTGAATTGCAAATAAAATGTATGGAAGAATTTCTTTCTACATTAACAGACGAAGAAAAAGAACGCTCAATGTCGAGTGAATTTGACTACTTGGAAGAAGACTAACCGCTCCTTGTGGGCGGTTTTGTTATGCGTGAATTTAATACAGAGATTAGCACTTAATCAATCGGATTGAGTGCTTTTTTTATACCAAAAATTTGAAAGGCGGTGACAAAATGAATATGAAAAAGTATCGGAAAAAAGCTGTTGTAGTAGAAGCATATCAAACCGACAAAAAAATCGTTATACATACACTTGAAGGTGATATGACAGCAAGTCCCGGTGATTATATTATTACTGGTGTTAATGGTGAAAAATATCCTTGTAAACCTGACATATTTAGAAAGACTTACGAATTAGTAGAAAAATAAATAATGAGGTGACAAAATGAAAGTAAAAGTAGTTGTGTCGTTTAACGATAAAATGAACGGTCTTATCAACAGACCTGTCAATGAAGTCTTTGAATGTACCAAAGACCGAGCGAAAAGCCTTATTGACCGAGGTTTTGTTATTGAGGTTGAAGACAACAAAAATAAAGCAGACTAAGCACCCTTGCATTTGATTGCATAGGTGCTTTTATTTTACCCCGCCGTTGGTTTATACGGCTGAATTTCTACCGCAGGCAAAGCGGAATACAAGCTATGCAGAAAGGATTTATATTATGAAGAACATACACACACTTCTCTCTGAAATCGGTATTACGATTCCCGATGAGAAAAAGGCAGAGTTTGACAAGGCGGTGCTTGCAAATTACAAGACTGTTGCAGAGGTTGAAAAAATCACAACCGCAAGAGATAATTACAAATCACAGCTTGAAACAGCACAGACAGCAC